TCTAAAGTATACAAAAAAGAATATGGGAAAGTAGACCTCTAAAGCATACAAAAAAGACCATAGAAGAATAGATACTTAAAGACTAAAAAGCTAATGAAATCAATAGTGTTGCTTAAATACAACATAGTAGACTGAATAGATACGTAATGTCAGTGAAACGTAGACAGGAAAGTGGACACAGGAGCAATGTCATAGTGCTCTTGTGGGCTATGAAAGTGGACACAAGAGGTCTATGAAGATAGGTGTAACATTGGAGACAGTACCTATAAAATATATGTAAATAAATACAAATAAAGCTTGACATTTAAGAAAAGAGGTATACAATGCTCTATGAAGGTAATCCTTCCAAGAACTCAAATGAAGTCTAAGTAGACAAGCTGCTTAGTTAAATACAAGAAGTTCTTTATGAGTAGTCATTACTGACCTAAGTTTCACTAAAGTGAACACAAGGGTTACATAAGTAATTAACTACTTCATTTAGATTCTTGCTTATAAGTTAAATGTCATAGTTACTTTAAAGTACTCTACTTATAGTACTTACTATAACCATGTCCTAAGAAAGGATAAACATGGAACAAGAACAACCAGTAGTTAAACGTAAAGCAGGTAGACCTAAGAAGGGTGAGATAGTCGCCAAGAAGAAGGGTCATAGGGAGTTACGTGGTCGTCCAGCTGGTGATAAAGCTATCATGGATGAATACAAAGCTAGGATGCTTAACTCACCTAAGTCAGCTAGGGTCTTAGAGGCTATCTTCGATGCTGCCTTAGATCCTGAACATAAGGCTCAGAGTGCAGCATGGAAGCTAATCGTGGACAGGATCGTACCTGTGTCTTCATTTGAACAAGTTAAACAAGGCGGTGGTACTCCTGCTATTAGCATTAACATTACAGGGCTTACTTCGCCTACTGTCAATGCTGAAGAGGTTCTATACGACATTACGGACGTAGAGGCTAAAGATTAGCATGACCTCTCTAAATTTTGAATTGCTCAAATGGCAACAAGAGGTCTTCAAGGACTCCCATCGTTTTAAAGTGGTTGCAGCAGGGCGTCGCTGTGGTAAGTCTAGGCTCTCCGCAGTGACCCTGCTCATTGAAGCTCTGAACTGTCCTGAAGGGTCAGCTGTGATGTACATAGCTCCTACCCTCGGACAAGCTAGAACTATTATGTGGGACTTGTTGAATGACTTAGGTAGACCTGTCATCAAGTCAGCTCACGTTAACAACTTAGAGATTACCTTAGTCAATGGACGTAAGATACTTGTTCGAGGTGCTGATAATCCTGACTCTCTACGAGGTGTTTCGCTTACCTATGTCGTATTAGACGAGTGTGCCTTTATCAAGGAAGACACATGGCAGAAGATCATTCGAGCTTCTCTGTCCGATAAAAAAGGTAGAGCTTTATTCATTTCTACCCCTAGTGGTCGTAATTGGTTCTACGACGTCTATAAGCTAGGCATAGATGAGATTGATGAGGAATGGGGTGCTTGGCACTTCACCACCAAAGATAACGAGACTATCGACCCTAAGGAAATTGAAGCTGCTGAGCGTACTCTAAGCTCTTTTGCCTTCAAGCAGGAATACTTGTCTTCCTTCGATACAGCTGGTTCAGATCTATTTAAAGAAGAGTGGCTCAAGTACACAGAGGAGCCTAGCTACGGTGAGTACGTCATTGCCATCGACTTAGCTGGTTTCGAGGATGTAGCTAAGAATGCAGGTGCTTCTAAGAAAAGACTAGATGAATCAGCTATCACCATCGCTAAGATCTTAGATAACGGAGATTGGTGGATCAAAGACATCATCCACGGTAGATGGGACATCAAGGAGACTGCCTCCAAGATCCTCCTAGCTGTCAAGGAGCATAGACCTATCGCTGTAGGTATTGAGCGAGGAGCCTTGAAGAATGCTGTGATGCACTACCTCGAAGACTTGATGCGTAAGAACAACGTGTACTGTCATATCCAAGACTTGACTCACGGGAATAAAAAGAAGGTAGACAGGGTTGTATGGGCCTTACAAGGTCGCTTTGAGCATGGTCGTATCACCTTGAACGAGGATGCTAACTGGAAAGAGTTCCAAGACCAGTACATCATGTTCCCTACCTCAGGCGTACACGATGACTTGATTGACTCCATGTCTTATGTGGATCAGCTTGCTGTGACTAGCTACCAGCAGGATTACGAAGAAGATGAGTGGGAACCTCTTGACATTACTGCTGGTTTCTGATATAGTACTTTCTTATGAAAACCTGTAAAAACTGCTTAGTTGAAAAAGAGCTGTTTTCCTTCCATAAACAGAAGGGAAGCTCTGACGGCTACCGCAGTATTTGTAAGGATTGCCGTAAAGGCGAGCATGTTGATAGATACGCTGCTGACAAAGAGGCTTGGAACAACCGAGCTGTGCAGTGGCGTAAGAACAACCTAAATGCTGCTAAACGTATAAATGATAGATACAGGGCTGAAAACAAGGTAAAAAGGAACGCTCGGACGGCTGCTTGGAAGAAAGAAAATAAAGGTTATATTAACTTTTTGAATTCTAAAAGACATGCTTCTAAGCTTTTAAGAACTCCTCCTTGGCTTACAGACCACGATTTGCTTCATATTCAGTGCTTGTATCAGGTTGCAGCGATGCGTTCACGTGAAAGCGGTCAAGCTTGGCATGTTGACCATATCATACCTTTAAACGGGGAAACAGTGAGCGGATTACACGTTCCTGCTAATTTACGGGTAATTCCCGCTATAGATAATTTAAGGAAGTACAACACTTATGTTGATTGAAAACCAAGGTTCACAATGGGAAGAGCCGTCTGAGTCTGATAAAGAACTTACAGATTTTGTTGTTGGTCATTGTGACCGCTGGCGCGATTACCGGGACACTAACTTTTTAGATCAGTGGGAAGAGTACGAAAGAATTTTTCGTGGTCAATGGGCAGCTAACGATAAAACACGCGAGTCAGAACGCAGCCGTATCGTGTCTCCCGCAACTCAACAAGCTGTAGAAACACGCCATGCAGAAATTCTCGAAGCTATCTTCGGTCAAGGTGACTTCTTCGACATTGAGGATGATCTCCAAGATGTGAACGGTAATGAGATTGACGTAGAGCTTCTCAAGGCTCAGTTGATGGAAGACTTCTCCAAGGATAAGATCCGTAAGGCCATCGACCAAATCGAACTCATGGCTGAGATCTACGGTACAGGCATCGGTGAGATCGTGGTTAAGGATGAGATCGAGTACGTCCCATCTACTCAACCTATCCCCGGCGTACAAGGCCAAGCAGCAATTGGCGTACAGGAAAAGCCTCGTACAGCGGTAAAGATCGTACCTGTTAACCCTAAGAACTTCCTGTTTGACCCTAACGGCACATCTATTGAAGAGTGTATGGGTATTGGTATCGAGAAGTACGTTTCGATGCACAAGATCGTTAAAGGCATGGAAGACGGTATCTATCGTAAGGTAGACATCGGTCCTATGTACTCTGAAGACTCCCTTGAAGCTACTCAAGAGTCCACTCAGTTCAAGGACGACAAGGTTAAGCTCTTGACTTACTACGGTCTAGTTCCTCGTGAGTACTTGGAGCAGCTTGAGAATGACGGTGAGGAAGTTGTTGACTTGTTCCCTGAAGACTCTACCGCTGATGACTACTCTGACTTGGTGGAAGCTATCATCGTGATCGGTAATGACTCCCTTCTTTTGAAGGCTGAGGCTAACCCTTACATGATGAAGGACCGTCCTGTTGTCTTGTATCAAGATGACACAGTACCTAATCGCTTGTTGGGTCGTGGAACGGTTGAGAAGGCCTACAACATGCAAAAGGCAGTGGACGCACAGATCCGTAGCCATTTGGATTCTCTGGCCCTCACAAGCGCTCCTATGATCGCTATGGATGCTACCCGTCTCCCACGAGGTGCTAAGTTTGAGGTGAAGCCCGGTAAGGCTATCTTGACCAACGGTGCTCCACAGGAGATCTTGTTCCCGTTCACCTTCGGTCAGACAGGCACTAACAACCTGACTACCTCTAAAGAGTTCGAGCGTATGCTTTTGCAGGCTACAGGTACTCTGGACAGCCAAGGCATGGTGTCTTCTGTATCTCGTGATGCAGGTCAAGGTGGTATTTCGATGGCTGTTGCCTCGATTATCAAGAAGTACAAGCGTACCTTGACTAACTTCCAAGAAGATTTCCTGATGCCTTTCATCAAGAAGGCTGCTTTCCGCTATATGCAATTCGATCCTGAGCGTTATCCCTCAGTTGACATGAACTTTGTGCCTACAGCTACATTGGGCATCATGGCTCGTGAGTACGAACAACAGCAGTTTATCTCTCTGTTGCAGACTCTCGGCCCTAATACTCCTGTTTTGCCTGTTATCTTGAAGGGTATCGTCTCTAACAGCTCTCTGAGCAACCGTTTTGAGATGATGGCTGAGTTGGACAAGATGTCACAGCCTAATCCTGAACAACAGCAGATGCAAATGATGCAGGATCAGATCAAGATGCAAGCAGCACAGGCTCAATTGGCCTTGTTACAGGCTCAAACAGCTGAAAAGATGGCTAATGCTCAGCAGACACAGGTTGAGACTCAGATGATGCCTGTTGAACTGCAAGCAAAGATGGTTACAGCAGCTTCTACTAACCTGAATCAAGGTGATGACTTCGAGAAACGCCTGAAATTGGCTGATTTGATGCTCAAAGAGAAGAATGTGAACCTGAAAGTAGCAGATATTGCCTCTAATGAGCGTATTGCTACTATGCAGATGATGAATAAGCAAAATAAATTACAATAAAGTAGTACTTAGGGGTTGACAAGTTCATTAAAGTACTATACAGTACACCCTTATTAACTATTAGGTTCTCCGAATGGATAAAGAACTAGAACGATTTTACGAGGATGCTTTCTCAATGATGTCCACTCAAGGGTGGGCAGACTTAATGGAAGACATCGAGCGTGTAAAGAATAGCTACGACAAACTATCTGCTGTCACGGAAACACACCCATTAGACTTTCGTCGTGGACAGTTGGATATTTTGAACTGGTTATATGGCCTGAAAGGGCTGTACGAGAAGGCATACGAAGAACTTCAGAATCAACAAGAAGAGGAGCTACTTTAAATGGCTCGTCGTATTTTTGAATTTGAGTGTGCTAACTCACATCGCGTGGAAGCTTTTGTTGACGACACAACGACACACCTACCCTGTAGTAAATGTGGTCAAGACGCAACAAGAGTCATAAGCGCAATCCGATTGAATCTTGAAGGTTGCTCAGGCTCTTTCCCGACAGCCTCTGATTCATGGGTTCGTAAGCGATCTGAAAAGCTCGCCCAAGAACAAAAGCTGAACTCATAAGTTACTTAGTGACCGAGTTTATTTTAAAAGACTCCTAGAACCACATTAGTTGGCAGGAAAGGGAAATATGTTAGTAGATGAAGAAGAGACGCAAGGTAATTTCGATCAAGTTGAAGAACCCTCGCAAACCATTGAGCAACCTGTAGTAGAAGATACTAAGCCTGCTGTTCCTGAGAAATATCAGGGTAAAAGCGTAGACGACATTATCCGAATGCACCAAGAAGCTGAAAAGCTAATCGGTAAGCAAGCTCAAGAAGTTGGTGAAGTTCGTAAACTTGCTGATGACCTTATCAAGCAGAACCTCCAAACTAATCACAAACCTATTGTAGAAGAGCCTGAAGTAGATTTCTTTGAAGATCCTCAGAAAGCAATTCAGAACACGGTTAATCGTCATCCAGATGTCTTGGCAGCTAAACAAGCCACCCAAGAGTTCAAACGGATGAATATTCAGCAGAAGCTGGCAGCAACACATCCTGACTTCCAACAGGTCGTTCAAGATTCAGGATTCACAGAGTGGGTAAAAGCCTCTCCTGTGCGTCTAAGTTTGTATGCTAAAGCCGACGGTGAATACGATTTTGACAGTGCTAATGAGTTGTTATCCACCTATAAACAGTTGAAGCAAGTTCAGACTAAGCAAGTCGCTGCTGTTGATAATACGGCGCGTCAGCAGTCTCTCAAGGCAGCAAGTGTTGACTCAGGTGGTACTGGTGAATCTTCTAAAAAGATCTATCGACGCGCTGACCTTATTCAGCTCAGGATGCGTGACCCAGATCGTTATGAAGCTTTGCAGCCAGAAATCATGGCAGCCTATGCGGAAGGCAGAATTAAGTGATAGATAAGTTCTCTTATCTCGGTGGTTTAATTGACGGGGAAGGTTGTTTTACTTTCTGTAAAGGCCGTAACCAATCAGTCAATCCATCGTTCTCACTTGCATCTACTTCTGATGTGATTGTCGTTTTCTTGGTTGATTTTTTGAAGGAACACAAAATTGTTCATTCTGTAACCGCTACAAATCGGAATGATGGCTCTAAGCCATATAAGACTGTAGCAGTACGTAGTTCAAAGAATTTAGACGTGTTCATCGATCTTGTTTATCCTTACTTATTAGAGAAAGCTCCTCAAGCTGCTTTATTAAAAGAGTTTATTCAGGTTCGTGGTCAACACGCTCAAAATAATATGGACTGGACAAAGACTGAACACCTTGTATCCAACATCCGTCAACTAAACAAGCGCGGCGTATAACGACTTCGGCCCGCATCAAATAACTTTTGTAAATTTTAATCAAGGACTTTTAAAATGGCACTCGGTACTAACCATGTAACCACCACCACGGCAGCTAACTTCATTCCAGAAATTTGGAGTGATGAAATTGCTGCTGCGTATAAGAAAAACCTCGTTGCTGCGAACCTCATCAAGAAGATGTCGTTCAAGGGCAAGAAAGGTGACACCGTTCACATTCCAGTTCCTACCCGTGGTACTGCGTCTGCTAAGGCTGCTTCGACTCAAGTAACATTGATCGCTGCAACTGAAGGCGTTGTGGACATCTCCATCAACAAACACTATGAATATAGCCGTTTGATCGAAGATATCGTCGAAGCTCAAGCTTTGTCTAGCCTGCGTTCGTTCTACACTGACGATGCTGGTTACGCCCTTGCTAAGCAAATCGACACTGATATCATCCAATTGGGTCGTTTGGCTAACGGTGGCAGCACTGGCGCTCGTTACGGTTCTGCCTACATCGGTGGCGACGGTACTACAGCGTTTGACTACACTGCTAACACCAACACTGGTAACGCCTCTGCTTTGACTGATGCTGCTATCCGCCGCACTATCCAACGCTTGGATGATTCTGACGTTCCTATGGACGGTCGTTTCTTCATCATCCCTCCTTCAAGCCGCAACACCTTGATGGGTTTGAGCCGCTACACTGAACAAGCCTTCGTTGGTGAGTCAGGTTCGGGCAACACCATCCGCAACGGTGAAGTTGGTAACTTGTACGGTATGGGCGTGTTTGTGTCTAGCAACGCTGATAGCGCTTCTGCTACTTCTGCTTACCCAGCTTCAGGTACTGCTATCGCACGTGTCTGTTTGATGGGTCACAAGGACAGCTTCGCTTTGGTTGAGCAAGTCGGTATCCGTTCACAAACTCAGTACAAACAAGAATACCTCGGTACTCTGTTTACTGCTGACACATTGTACGGTGTTGGCGAGTTGCGTGACTACGGCGCTGTTGCCTTGGTTGTGCCAGCTTAATAGCTAGACTGAAGGGGCTATCTGCAAAGGTAGCTCCTTTGGCCTGTCTAGTGAGGTAGAAAATAATGGCTAAATTTAAATGTATTGTTAGCGGTAACGTGATTGAGTTCACTAACCAAGTAGATATTGACTCTATGGTTGGTCATGAAGGCTACATCAAGCTTGAAGAACAAGAAGCACCTAAGGAAGTTGTAGTAAAACCTACAGCAGCTAAGAAGACCACCAAAGCAACCACTCAAGTAGAGGCTGAATAACTATGGCTATTTACAGGGGTCCGGGTGGCGCAGGTGATGCCACAGGTGATGCTACCAACGCTTCAGCTCTAGCTTTAGCTGCAAGGGATGAGGCTCAAGCGTCAGCCACCTCAGCTGCCTCTTCTGCCACCGCAGCTGCTACCTCAGCCACAGCCGCTGATACTTCCGCTGATGCTGCGGCTACTTCAGCCACCAACGCAGCAGGTTCAGCTACTACAGCCTCCACAGCAGCCACTAACGCATCAACATACGCTACTGACGCTGCTTCTAGCGCTACTACAGCAGCCTCTGAAGCCTCTGATGCAGCCGATAGTGCCACAGCTGCTACCTCTAGTGCCACTGACGCATCAACTAGTGCTTCTACAGCTACAACTAAAGCAAGCGAAGCAGCTACGTCCGCAACTAACGCAGCCTCTAGTGCTACTTCAGCTTCTACAAGTGCTTCCGAAGCAGCAGCCAGTGCAGCGTCTATTAGTAACCGTGTTATCTCTGTTACCGACAACACTAACGCAGCTCTGCGTATCACTCAGCTTGGTACAGGCAATGCTTTGTTGGTTGAAGATGACACTAATCCTGATTCTTCACCGTTTGTTATTGATGCAAGTGGTAAAATTATCAAAGGATATACAAGCACTTTTACAGGCCTTCCCGCAACTTCTGCTGAATACACACAGCTAGGTTCTGTTGGTTTTATGCAGAATGGGCGATACAATGCCGCCGCAAGTGGCCCTGCTTACAACACAATGAAGTCTCGCTCAACTACTGTTGGGTCATGGTCTGTCGCATTATCAAATGATTCTATTGGAGCTTATCGCTTTTGGGGCGACGATGGCTCAGCTTTTGTTGAGGGGGCAAGAATTGAAGCCGCAGTAGACGGCACACCCGGCACAAACGATATGCCCGGCCGCCTTGTCTTCAGCACAACTGCCGATGGTGCAAGTTCCCCTACGGAGCGTATGCGTATCAACAATGCAGGTGAGGTTGGTATTGGTGTTGCATCCGCTACGGGAACATCATTAAGAATAGGTAAAAACATAACTGGCGTTGTTTCTTCAAACGGAATTTGGCAGTCTGGAACTGTGCAGTCAGATGTAACAACAAGAGCCACTGCTTACTATACGGGACTATCAACAGCAGCTACTGCATTTACGCTAACTGAACTAACTGGTTTTGAAGCCTCTCAAGGAACAATCGGTGCTGGGTCAACTGTTACAAATCAATATGGTTTTAAAACGTCATCATCTTTAACGGGCGCTACAAACAACTACGGCTTCTACGGCGCTATTGCTGCCGGTACAGGTCGTTACAACTTCTACGCTGCTGGCACTGCTAATAACTATTTCGCAGGTAACGTAGGTGTTGGTGTAACTTCTCCGGGTTATAAAGTAGATGTTTCTGGTGATGTAAACATTACAGGAAACTTTTATAAGAACGGAACAGTGTTTTCAGGGGGCGCTAAAGGCGGTGGCTCTGATGCTGTGTTTTATGAAAACGATCAAACAGTCACCACAAGCTACACAATAGGTACAAATAAAAGCGCTATGTCAACAGGTCCAATTTCAATATCTTCAGGCGTCTCCGTTACAGTGCCGTCTGGTAGCCGTTGGGTTATCCTCTAATAAGGAAATAATATGGCATACGGTTCAGTTTTAACAGATACAGTGCAGTCGAGCACTGCTGGCACACCTCCTCAGTTTAATGATGGCAATGGTACTCAGACGGGTACGCTGTGTCGTGCTTGGGTGAACTTCAACGGTACAGGCACTGTTGCTATTCGAGGTAGTTTTAACGTGTCCAGCATCACGGATAACGGAACAGGAAGTTACACAGTGAACTTCACAAACGCAATGCCCGACGCAAATTACGCCGTTGCGATGAACGCACGAATTGTTGGTAATGCTGGGTACGCACTCCCAACCCCTGATGCAACAAATACGGTATCCGCTTTTAGGTTAGATACAAGACCAGCACCAGCTGACGCTAATACTGATGCAGCGTATGTCTATGTATCAGTCTTCCGTTAATAGGTGAACCAATGACAACAACAATCAACGCATCCCCTACAAACGGACTTGTCCAGACTGCTGATGGCTCTGGTGTTCTCAAGGTTCAGAGTAACGGCGTGACCACCAATGCTTTGGCTTGGGTGAACTTTAACGGTTCTGGCACAGTAGCTATCCGTTCAAGCTACAACGTCAGTTCCATTACTGACAACGGCACTGGTGATTACACTGTGAACTTTGCTACTGCTTTGAGTGATGCTAACTATGCAGCAGTAATTACCGCTGAAACAGCTCTTTCTGCTGGCACGTTTGCAGATTTAATGGGCGTTGTTAATGGTGGTAGGGCCACAGGGTCTGTAAGAATTACCTGTGTTAACTCAACAGATGGTGCTTCCGAGCGTGATGTACCGGCGGCAATGGTAATAATTTTCGGTAATTAAGGAACAATCATGCAAGTAATCATCTTCACAAACGACAACGGCGGTGTATCCGTCTGCATCCCCACAGGCGAACTTGACATCAACGCTGTTAAGGCTAAAGACACTCCTAGCCATTCCATCATTGTGGACACAACAGTCCTGCCTCAAGCAGACAACGACTTCTTTAACGCATGGGAACTTGCTGATGGTGTTGTGACTGTCAACTTGACCAAGGCTAAAGAGATCACTAAATCCCGTCTACGCGCTGAACGTGAGCCTTTGTTGGCTGCACAAGATGTGCTGTATATGCGAGCATTAGAATCTGGCGGTCTTTTGGATGGCATCGTAGCTGAGAAACAACGCTTGCGTGACGTAACAGGCTTGGTTGACGGTTGCACAACCACTGGTCAACTTCGTCAACTAACTCCAACAAGCACAGAAGTTCCTGCTTTGCCTGTTGTTGAGACACCAGCTCCTGCCGAGGTGGTCTAATGAGTATTGTTTTAGACGGTTCAAACCTAACAACCACTGGAGTGATTAACTCTGGTACTGCTGTTGCATCTACATCAGGCACTAGCATCAACTTCACTGGTATTCCTGCTGGTACTAAGCGTATCACTGTGTTGCTTAACGGTGTGTCTACAAGCGGCACAAGTCCGATGCAGCTTCAAATTGGCGCGGGTTCTGTAACCACGTCAGGCTATACAGGAAGTTGTACTGGCGGCGGTGGAGGTGTTGCAACCACAAGTAACTCTACTGGTTTTGTTGTGACATATGTGAACGTAGCTGCTACTGCTTATTCAGGGATTGTAACAATTGCAACGCTAGGAAGTAATGTGTGGATTGAGTCGGGTACATTAGGTGGCGCAACAACAGGTGTTTTTAACGCATCGGGTGGAACATTAACCATAGGCGGTACTTTAGATCGAGTGCGTATCACCACAGTCAACGGCACAGACACCTTTGATGCTGGTTCAATTAACATTCTTTACGAGTAAGTATGTCAACGGGACACCTAACAACAGAAACAGGAGTAGCTCTGTTAACTAAAGCAGCACCTCCTGTGACAGTAAGTTTAGCTACTGTGGCTGGATATCAAGTATCGGAGTTGGTTCTATGGGCTACTTTGATTTACAC